GGGCGAAAGTTCTTCTTGTTGCGGGCAGGCATATTGTCAGGCTTTCTTTTTGCCACCGGCCTTCCTCCTTCTGCCCGAAGCCGTTACGGACCATTTTACCTTGCGGGGGCCGGTCTTCTTGGCAGCTTCTTTCTTGGTTATGCGCTTGGCGACTTTCGCTGGTCTACATGCAGGATAGGGCCGCTTCTTCTTTTCTGATCCGGAGCGACCACACTTCTTGCCGGTCTTTACATCCCGCCAGTCTTCCTTGAACCATTTAGTTAAGCCGCCCTTTGGTTTAGCCATCAGGCGTACGTCCCGCCACGCTTCTTGTACGTCCTGACCAGCCACGCATTTGCATAGGCTGATGGGTACACGTCAAACTTTTTCTTCGCCTCTGCTTTTACGCGGGCATAGAGTGCTTTGTTCTTGGGGGTTGCACCCTTCGACTTCTTTTTCTTCTTGGGTGGGGCCATGAGGTTTATCCCTGCAGGGGTTCCTGCTTATAGCATAAATTGAGTAAAGAGTAAAGGGGGCAAGTTGCCCTGCCCCCAAAAGTATTATGTGCCCGTAGTTACGGAAGCAGTCTGTGTCGGACCTGTTCCGATATCGCACAGGATGGCGATAACGCGGAAGCGTCCTGCAGTTACACCTGCACCCAGTGCCTTAACCTGAATGGCGTCAGCAGCAATAACAGTATTGATGCCTGCAGCCTTGAGGTTAAACTGGTAGATAGCGTCAGCGTTTCCGTCAACACCGTCAGCAAAAGCGTCGATAGAGGTGCTAAGACCCACATCGTAGGTCAAGCCTGAACCGCCTGCTTCAAGAACGTCGATACATCCGCCAATAACCATTGTATTGTCCGGAACATCGATCATCTTGACGACATCGTTAGCTGACAGGTTCTGGTCAGCAGCATCGAAAATGCGAGACTGGACCATGTAAGGCCGGGGAACATTGCCGGGATGTCCGACAGTGCCGCCGCCGGGAATGGTATGATCATAATCGGTCATTTACTTAACCCTCCCTTACGCGAAGTCAACGACGCCGCGAACGACAGCTTCTGGGCGCAATACTTTGCGACCAAAAACGTGAAGACCACGAATAACGTCAGAGAACGACTCAGTTGAACGAACCACTTCTGTCTTCGCAATATGCGAAGCAGTAGCGGTGGATGACATGTGACCTGCAAGAACAACGTTCTCAGAACCATCAGTTGCGAGGGTTGCAGATGCGTCTGTCAAAGTAACTTGGTCTGTGCCGCCTGTGCTGTTAAGCGCAGTAGACTTGTAACAGCGGAAACCAGCGAGGGTACCCGGAACTGCAAGACCGTTGCGAAGTGGTGAAGTAGCGTCACCAGTAACCTGCACTTCAGCAATTTTATTTCCAGCTTGAAAACACTTCTCGTAGAAAATTGGAGGTGCAACAAACCAGCGGTTTTCTTCTGGCACTGACTCATCGTCAAGGAGACGGGCCATTGCAAGCATTAGGTTGATGCCTGCGTCGTCTGTCTCAATGTTGATAGGTGCGTTTGCAGTACCAAGAGTAGTAGCACCAGCAGTAGTAGTCAGTGTTGTGCCAGATACAGCAGAAGCTGCGATGCCTGCGCCATCAGAAATAGCTTGCAGGACGTTCGCGTCGTACTTACGCTTCAAGGCAAATGCACCGGATGAGGTGGCAAGTGCTTCGAAGTTTACGTGCGAGTGCCGCTCTTCGATGTCGTCGATCTTGAATGCAAAAGCGTTTGCATTGTCAACGACCATCGTGATTTGATCGTCAGCCAAGTCTTGCGCGTTTACAACGGAACCCCGTGTATACGATGAGACAGTGACTGTTGGTTCTTTAATAATGCGAACCGTGTCGCCGAAGTTTTCAATTTCGCCCGCGTAGTCGGTATTTGTAATGTCTTCTACAACCGAAGCACGACGGAAGAACTTGAGAACCTTTTGGCTGAAAATTTCCGGTGCAAAGTTACCGGAAGGCAGGTTTGCGTAACCTGCAGCAGTACCAAATGCCATTGGTTCTTTCCTTCCTTCTTTTGAGGTTAAGGTTAGTTGTTAGGGTCGATCCGTCCCTCTCGACGCGCAGAGTCGAGTTCGTCTTCGAGTTTCTCGAACTCCCACGGCTTGAGACTACGGATTTCGGAAGCCTTCCACATTTTACCGTCTACTTTTGCAGTTGCTACTTCTCTCGCGGAGGTCTTAGTAACTGCGTCTGCCGCAGAAGGTTTTGTGGTCTTCTTCTTTTTTGCCGGTACACCAGTATCGGCCTTGTAGAGGTCTATGACCCGTGCCGCCCATTTAGCATCCGTATTGTTTTTGTAGATGCCATCTGAGATTGACTCAGGCTGTTCTTCGAGCCACGAAAGAAACTTTTCATCTGACTTGATCTCGTCGAAGTCTGAGTGATGATTGAGCAGTTGCTGGTAAGCNTTCTGCTTTTCGAGTTCCTTTTCACGCTCTTTGATNGTNCCTAGTTCCTCGCGGAGTTCGGCNACCTGTGATTCAGCCTGATAGGATGAAACGGTCTGTACGACTTCGAACACCTCTGGATACTGATCTTTGAATGCTTGCAGTTCTTCTGGAGTCTTTGGCATTGCTACCCCCTGTGGCATCTGTGCTTGAGGAGATTGCATAACCGTTTTTAACTCCGCGATTTCCTGCTTGAATTCGTTTACCTTTGTATCGTAGTGACGCTTGAGATCGTCGTATCGTTTCTTGTAGTCGTGTTCCGCTTCTTGCTTTTGTTCTACGAAACTGTTTGCTTGTTGCGGAGTAGCCTCTTCGGGGTCCGCTTCTTGTGCTTCTACAGTCTCTTCCGTTTCGTTGTCTTCGTCGTCATCCTTGTAGACATCTTCACGGTGCTTTCCACGATATAACGAGTCATTGTTGATTGTTCCGAATGAGTCGTTAGGTTTGTTGGCACGGTGGCCTCTTGCTTTTGCCATTTTATTACCTCTTGATAGCGGGGCTACTTTGGCGTGTAGGTAGCCGCTCCGGTTGTGCTGGGGCCGTTGTTAGCGGGTAGCCAGCGAATCTTGGGTATTTAGTCGGGCAGGGATGCCGTATATCCTGACCTATACGTAGGTTTTTCGGTATCTACAAATAGTTGAGCTACTAAATACTTAAATTTATCAGACATGTAATCGAAGGAAGCGTGATATTCGTTTCGTGCAATTATATCCTCACGCGTAGCAGCATCTAAAAAACTACTGTCGGGTGTTACTCTTGGTTGTCCCGGCCCGTAATAATTATCATCAGTGATAGTTAAGAAACTCCCACCGGGAATAGTTTTACTTCCCATTTTTGCTTCGGGATATGAAACTTCTTCAATAAATCGGTTTAGTTCTGGATATTTTTTAACGTAGGCCGCAACTAATTCACGGTTATCTGTAAGAGCTAGATGTTTGGCGAAATCCTTTTCATAACTAGCCCTATAACCCCTCAAGGTTTTATCACCTTTAGGAAAAAGACCACCTACAACAGATAGAGCAAAATCTTTAGCTCGAAGTTCTTCGAGATAGTCTTGTTCTTTTTCAAAGGTCCGACGATTTACTTTGTGCTTTTCAGGATCGTACTCCTGCCTATATTTTAAGGCATCGTGATGAGCTACCTCTTCTGCAAGAATTGCGAGATTTAAAAGCGTAGGCGTCATAGGGACGTTTACTATCGGGTCTGCAACTCGTTTACGTTTGCCCGTTGCTGGAGCCTTTTTCATTGATCTCGAAAAAAATCCACCTTTTTTAGGCAGAGTTTCGTTCAAACGCGCATATTCATCTTCGTAACGCTGCCGTTCAGGGTATCCGGGTTCGGCTGTTAATCCTTTTGTATCTGCCGTATAGTAGACAGACTGTACATCAACATCATCCGGAAGACTTGCAACGAGTGCTTTCATCTTTCGACGTACTTCGTCCGTTATAATACGATCTTCGTATTCTAAGTCTGCCTCCCCACCATTAGCGAACTTTTTTCTGGTGAGNAATCCACCCCCTGCAGCACCTGCTGGGCGTTGGCCGTTCTCTTCGATGCGTTTCGATGTCTCTTTCTTGCCGCGATTGTTGATCTTTTCGAGGCGGTCATAGCCAATGATCTTGGCGATGTGTGGAGGTATGATGACTTCCCCGCGAGATACGGCTACGTCGATTTCTTCCTTAGACGGTGTACGTCCCATGACTTCCTTGCCACCACGAACGCGATAGTTTTCGTATGCCTTGTTGAGCATCTTGGCTATGTCTGCTTCACCGGCTATTTCGACGGCTGCAGCGTTGATGACAAACGTGCCCTCTGGGACGCTCATAGGCTTGTCGTCAGCCACAGTAGCCGCTTCGGATACCTGTGATGGCGGACGCTCTACGAAGCCCGCTGGTGCGTCNGGGGTNCCNCCCATCTGCAGGCCAACACGGCCACCCCTCGCAAACAAGGAATCATAATCAATTCCAGCATCGTCATAATCGTATCCACTTCCGGGGTCAGAAAAGTCCTGACTAGAGCTTCCCGCGCTGCTGCCGCTGCCGTCATCATCCTCGCTATAAAATCCACTGTAGTCAAATCCTGCGCTATCATCGCTAACAAACGTATGCGCCCTCCCAGTCTCTACTGGCGTAAATTGTTCTTGTTCCTTAAATGATGGGTCTGTGCTTTTACGAACTCCTGCAGCTTCTAACGTATCTTCTTTACGTGCTGCGGCTCTATCCAATATAGACCTAGCAATCGCACTTGAAGCGGCACGGCTGCTAGTCTCTGGTCCGACATTAATTCCAGCCATTCGTGCAGAGTCTATTACGCTGCGAGGTGTACTACGTGGAGTATAGCCCATCCCGTAGTCAGTCGAAGGATCGTATGGAGTCCGGCCTGATCCGTGCGTATCCATCACGTATTTGTTGATAAAAGCTTGCGCTGTTCCCAAATTGGTATTGTAGGTAGAACTATCCTGTCGGCGTACAGTTTCGAAGACTCCTATGCGACCTCGTGCGCTTGCATCTAGGGCTTGTTTCATTTCAAGTGCAGCAGAAGAAACATTTACACCAGACAGACTAATACCTGCAGCTTTCATCGCGTCTACAAATAATTTTTCACGCAAAGCAGTGGCTTGGCTTGCTGAAGCTGGTCCTCCAGCACTGTGGATGTTGCCGTATGCGTCCATANCTGCGCCATCGATGCTGGTCAAATATCCCTTGCCAGTCTGCTGCCAGCCGCCTCCATCCTCGTCGGAAACTTGGTTTTCCTGCATAGTGCCGGGTATAAACCCTCGTTTTATCGCCTCAACATTTGCAACTTGTTGTTGCGTCATTCCGCCCAGATTGCCGCTATATATTCTGCTGCCGGGGGCACGGCTAATTGTTTGGTTGCCTACCTTGAACATACTCCCGCCAGTTCCGCCGGTTTCTGATATCTTGTTGGCGTTTTTTAATTGTTGTTTTCTATTAAGAGAAGCACCTACAGCTGCTAGCGCACCGGCTCCGGGAATACCCGTAGCTNTTCCTATCGCTATCTCTGGTTTTCGCTGTAGTTCATTCTTGGCCCACTCTACAAATCCACCCAAAGACCTATCTTCTCCAGCCTTAGATTTTTCATCTGGATTTTCACTAAAATCTTCTAAGTATTTCTTATAGTCAACGTCGCCTACTTTAAAACTGGGTGCGCCTGTACCTATGTTCACACCACTGAAGATGTTTGTTTCGTCATCAGCAGTTCCCACCGGCTTCATAATGTCAGGCGAAGCAGTTGTAGGTTTTATTTCTTCACCCACTTCAGGTGCCTTGCTTGTGTCGATGCCTCCGAATCCACCGTAGAAATCGATGAAGGATGATTGGTACTCGTCGGGCGTGTATGTTCGTCTGTCAACCATTATTTTTTACTACCGCTTCATAGCTGTTCTTCAGTTTAAGAAGTGTTTCCAGTAAAGCCAGCCTCCCCTGCAACTGGCGCAGTTCCGACTCCGATTGTGCCGTTACCACGGCCCGAATCGTCAAGTCCTTGAGGTCCGCTAGGTACTCCCTGAGAGGCTCCCATTCCTTGCTGTTGAGCATCGGGGCCAGCATCCGGGCTTGGTCCTTGTTGAGCATCTTGCATCATCCCTTGTAGCATCTGTGCGTAGACTTGTGCCTCGTTGGCATCATTGACCAAGCTGTCAGGATCGATGTCCTGTGAGATAGCCAGTTCACGCATTAAGTTTGGTATCTTTACAAACGGAGCAAGCATAGGGTTTGCTACGGTCTGCAGTAACGAGGTAAGACGCTGTGTGCGGACTTCTTTTTGCATGACGGCTGCTACGCCACGCGGTTTGATTTCTAGGTCGCCTGTGATGTCTTCGATGTTCTCTCCGAATTGCATATTCCACTGAAAGAATGCTTCACCAATCGGCTTCAACAAGTAATCATCTATATTCTTGATTACTGTTTTCATGGATAATCCGGCAGAACCCATCAACATAGACAATCCTGCAGCAGTACGTCCGGTGCCGGTGACTCCCGTCTGACCGTGCATGATAGACGGTATGCCGGTTTCTTCGTCGGCAAGCTGACGCGAGATTTGATACATTTGAATGTTTTCACCGGCGGTGTTCGGGAACTTGAGTCCGTTGATAGCCGTGCCGGTGACGCCCGACTGACGACGGAATATCTTGCCGGGGAAGATGTCCATGTTCTGTCCGGGAACAAGGGACGCTTCGTCCACATCAAAGACCAAGTTACCGGCGAGAGCAAGATTGTCGATTGCCATGCGAACATGCCCATTCATCAGCAACTGTGCATCTTCCATATTCTCCGCTACGCCAACACCCCAGATTTGATAGGGATTGATTTCGAACGGAAATGACTGGTACGGAATACGTGCAGGTGTAAACGGATTTACAACGCAGCGAAGGATCATCGTGCCACATACCCAGATGTTGACCTGCATCTGGTCGAATTCCGACATGTCTTCGGCACCCTCGAAGCCAACTTCTTTCGCGAACTTTGCGTCGAGAACACCCCAGTATTCTAGGACTTCGTAGCGATTTTCAGAGATGTGTGGCTCTGTCTCATCCTCACGAATCGTATCCTCATAATACTTGTCCTCGTAGTTCGGACCCTTTGCGAGACAATCTTCGATTGCTTGTGCATCAAAGTGAGGACGCATAACAAGACTGCGAAGCTGCTGCCGGTTCATGCGGTGACGTTCGATGACGTACTCGCAGTCCTCTACGGATGTGGCGGAGGGATCGGGATGAAAATCCCACACAGACACGTACTCAATACGTGGGACTGTGCGTTCGTAGGGATCGTACTGTCTCTCACCGTCGTCATCTGTAGTCCAGCGATGAACACGCTTATAGAAATTGAATGGGCCTTTGATAATACCTGTGCCGAATAGAGAAGACTCAAATATAGCCTTGCGAAACTCACTTACGGCATTCGTGTCGAGAAGCTGATCGTGTATGCACTTCTCCATCTTACGTGCTTGTTCTTTTGCAGGTTCGAACTGTGGTTCACCCGCGCGGGACTTACCCGCTAGGATCATATCACCAAAGTCTTTGCCGTAAGAACCTAGCTTGTGAGGCTGATTGGCCTGCATCGCTCCGGGTTCGAGTTCACGACCATCTCCCGGAAAACCATAAGGATCACTGGGGGCTTGGGTTGCCTCATCTATGGGTGTACGCATATGAGCAAACTCTTCGATACCTTCCGGCATCGGAGTCGGCTCGACAACAAGGGGGAACTTCTTGTTAGCAAACAAGATGTCTATGATCTGACCGTACGCAGCTAGGACTTTGGTCTTGGTGATCTTGATGAACACCCGCGATTTTTCACTGTCGCGATACTGCGTTGTCGAATCGTAGATGCCACGAAAATTCTTATACGCCTGTAGCCATCTCTGTTCGTTTGAGAACCGTCCGTTTTCTGCGTCGTCAAACCGTGCCCTGATGTGGCCCGCAAGTCCGGGCATCTGCTCATCAGGATTCGCTATCGGAATCGCTTGTTCTTCATCCGGTTCTAGGAAATTATCGGCCATGTCGCTTCCTTAGTAGTCGCGTTCGTCTGCCATCTTAAATAGTGAAGCTTCCACAGTCGGCTTGGTTTGCTTCTTGGGCATAGCTTCGATTATCGGGCCAGTTACGACACGACCATCAAACTCTAGGCTTTCGCGATAGAGTTGTGTTGCACCCTCATCCTTATCAACGCTGGTCTTGTCTGCGTTCATGATGTATGATGCACCATAGTTATAGTTGTTACCGGGCATGAGATTATCTCCTTTTCTCTATAAACCCACCGGAGGAATAGGAAAATCCCCCAGTTATTTTAGATACGATTCCTCGTCCTAAATTCTTGTCAGTTAATTTCATTCCTGTTTCTTCTTGGAATGGCTCCTTAGAAGCCTCGACGACTGCCTCTGCACCTGCACGAGAAAGAGGGGCTAGTACTCCTATTGGGGTACTAGCTTCTTCTATGAAGGCTTGACCTGCAGCCTGCGCGGGGTCCATTCCAGAGGCTATTAAATCTCTTCGATTCATCTCAAAAGAAACTGGTGGAATAACAGACATTGCTGCTTTTGCTCCGGTTGTTAGCGTTGATAAAATCGTAGCTATCAGTGCCGAATTACGGTACTTAGACACATCTACACCCTTTGCCTCAAGCATATCTAAGTAATTTCTAAGTTGTGTCGGATTCTTTTTTAGTTTTTCGAGGAGTTCGGGCGAAATACCGCCTTCTGCTGCATCTGTCGTTACTTTGATAGGACTAGCTACAGGTGCATCAGACACAGCGGGGCTATCAAAATACTTTTCGTATCCCGGCGTTGCTCTGCCCACTCGCTGTGTCGGAACTCCTAAAGATTCGGGTATACTAAACCCTGCATCTTCTGCGGCTTCCGCAAAGTAACTAGAAACTACATTGGCGTTTCGAACATCTGGTCCTTTAGCTTCGAGATCACCGGGGTAGTCTTGTGCGTACGTGGTGACTTCGCCTACACTGCCTTCTGCTGCAGCTTTTAAGCTGCGCCCTTGAAGATATGCTATACGCTCGAATGGCACTCCGTTACGTTGTGCTATTTTAGTATGTATGTTTCTTATGAGGGGTGATCCCCGTTTACCGGGAACTGTATCCCTCTGTCCTTTTTCGTAATCGGGAGCGAGACTGTTAAAGTACTCTTTTAAACCCGAATCGTAAATTAGTTTTGGTATTTTTACTTGTGCTAAAATATCTGTGATGTCATTAGACTTGACAGGGTTTCCGTTCGGCTTTACAAAGAAATAACTTTCTGATGCCGCTCCCGACTGAAGGCGCATCTGCAAAATAGAATCTGCAATATCGTTTAAGGGTACGTTTACTTTACGTCCCTTTGCGCCCTTTGCTTCGGCAGGAATATATATTGCACGACTCTCTGGGTAGTACGAGTCTGTTCGTAGCATTCCCGCTGCATTGGGCCGCAGACCATTCTGTAAGTTAAACAGAGTTGCCATAGCGGCAGCTTCTTGCTTTGGGTCTTGTGCGATTACCATGATCTGTCGGAACATCTCCTGCATGGTCGCTTTATCAGTTAAAATAGCCACCTCTGAAACAGATTTTGGTGGCTCTTTTATACCAAAAATGCCTTCGTTTTTGGGAGTGTCAGGAGCCTCATCAGGTAAAAACGGAAGAAGATTGCTGTTGGCAGGAAGGTCTTTTTTTAGTCTTAGACCCATCATTCGAAGGGCTTGCATAGAGGTCTTAGGATTTGTAACGTCTAAATCTAGGCTTGTAAATACTCCTTTGAGGAGCGTATCCCCATCGTCTCCCGTCATAAATGCGCCTAGTGCCGAACCGGGCTGGTCTGCGTATCCTTGAGGCAAGTACGAGG